AGGTTAGATACTTTAAGAGAAACATATGATTTAGTAAATGATGTGGAAACCTTTATTAACGAACACAGTAGTTCAGAAATGGCAAAGTTACCTATCTTAGCAACAATTAGTTTATTAAGGAAAGAAACAACCATAGCGTTAAATAAAGAAGAGGAGAAACATAAATGTCAAGAGTAAAGATGATAGATAGAAAGTTACAAAAATCAGATACACAAGTATTTGAGGGGGATACAACACCAATTTTAAGAGATTCTATATCAATTGAGTTCGGGGATGTAATATCAATAATGATATACAACTCAGAAGATGACGAAGGTGGTATAGAAAATCAATTACAAGGTATGGTTTGTTTCTACGATGGTGAATTTTACGAATCAAGTCAATATGGTTACGACTCATTTGAAACGATGCAAGGAGCATTTGATAAAGTTTATGTAGAATGCCTAGAAAAATTAAACGAAGAAATATTAAGTATTATGGAGGAAAACTAAAATGTTAAATCAAGAGACGCACGGTTTTACATTGTATCACGTATATTTTAGTGGTTTAAAGAAACCAGGTTTAGATTTGAATTTCTTGTTAACATATAACGGAAGCAAAGCACCGGGTTTAGATAAACTATTGGAAGGTGGTCATAGAGGTAAACTCTTTATGGACTCGGGAGCATTTCCAGCAGCGAGAAAGAACACAGACTTAGATATTAACAAGTATTTAGATTATGTAAATACAGTAGGAGACCGCTTTGATGCTATAGCACAGTTAGACTACTTACCAAGAGTCGCAGATGGTTCAGTTGAGGAACGCACAAGAAAGTCAATTTCATTAACTTGGGAAAGATTTTTATATATGTGGCCGAGAGTAAGACCAGAGTTAAGAAAGAAACTTATTTACGTTTTGCACGGTTCGGAAGACATTGAAGAGCCATTAAGAAGAGCACTAGCGTGGCGTGATGAGGAAGGCAACAAGATTGAGTATATCGGTGTTGGATTGAGTAACCCAGACAAAGAACAGCGCGCCCGTCAACTTGAAATAGTTAATAGACTATTTAAAGAATTTGATTACAGGGGGCAGTTTCACGGTTTCGGTTTACAAACATTGGATTTAGTTCAGTTAAGCCCATATCTAACAAGTTGTGATAGTTCGTCGGCAATTAGAGACCAGATGCAAGGAAGTGTATTCATTGAAGGTCAGTCAATTAAAGTAAGTGACGATACCAAAGTACACCACCGTTCAGTTTTAACAAATGCACAAAGAAATCTGTTAGAACCAAAATTAAGAGCAAGAGCAACGGAAATGGGAATTGACTTTGACTTAGCCAAAGCAAACGCACAAGAAAGATATGTATGGGGATGTATGGAACGCGACGATTATATTATGAAACATTACAACAACCATTACAAAAGAGTTAAAGGAAACTTGTTAAAAAGAAGTTAATTATCGTACAATAAATAACGGAGGTAGAATTAATGAACGATATTGAAAAAGTAGTAGTTGATTTATACAATAAGTATAAAGACAGCAAGGACAAGAGTAAAGAAGTTAAGATGACTGCGGAAGAAGTAGTACAGATAACCGAATTCACACTAGCATTGAGAAACGATTACTTAGCATTAAGACAGGCGTTGGAAAAAGAAATTGATTACAATAGGCTGTTGAAAATTGAAAATAATAATTTACGAGGGGGCAAGTAATGGAAGACTGGGCATTAAAATACAGACCACAACGGTTAGTAGATTTAATAGGTCAGGAAGTCAACTCGGAGATACTCTCAACACTTGTAGCACAGAATAAGTTGTTCAACTCAATGATATTTTACGGTAGGAGTGGTTGTGGTAAAACTACAACAGCCAGGATACTTGTAAATGAACTTAATGCAGAAGTAATAGAACTTGACGCAGCATCAAACAGTGGTGTAGACGACGCAAGAAATATTAAAGACATTGCAAGTAAGTTAGCATTGAGTGGTAGGTCAAAGATTATCATTATTGACGAGGCACATATGTTAAGCCGAGCGGCTTGGAATGCAATGCTAAAGATAATTGAAGAGCCTAACAGTAAAACACATTTTATATTTTGTACAACGGAGTACGGGGCAATACCCGCCACCATTAAAGGCAGAAGCCAGATGTTTAAGTTTTACAGTATACCACACGAGAAACAACAAGAATATGTTAAAAGTATTCTACTAAAAGAGAAAGCCGAGTTAGATGATAGGTTAATTGACTTTATTATTAAAGAAAGTAAAGGTCAAATGAGAGACTTATTAAAGAACTTACAAAAGGCAGTTCAAACAGGAATTAACACGGTAGCAAAGATGTCAGAAAGTTTAGGTATACCAGATGTAAAAGGAATGGGGGCCTATCTCAATGCAGTACTATCAAACAACACAAAAACAGCGATTAAAGCATTAAAAGAAGTTAATGACAAGACCGACAGTTTATTAAGTTGGAAAACAAGATTGGAAGACTTAATATATGAGATTTTGGAAGACCATTACGGTCTTGCAGAATTACCTTACCCATTACAGCAAGCCCAGAGGTTAAAGGAATTGGCAACCGAGCATAAGCCGCAGATGTTCGGTAAAGTCCTTGACTATCTGTTAAAGATATACAAAGATGATAATGCATTCCAAGTACTGTATGTGCTTGCTGTGCTTGGAGTTGACGGATGTTAATTCAGAAGCCAAAAAATATTGTAGCCGAGGTAAAACTAAGTGAGTTACAGAAAATAGCATTGGAATTTATTCCAAAAGAACAAGTAACAAAGTTTAGTCAGTTTCCACACTTGATTGAGGTGGAATTAGAGAACGAGGCAAGAGAACCCGAAATGGATAAAGTTTTAAAAGACATATTCAACGCACTGCACGATAGAAACACGCCAAAGTTATTGAGGGCATTGCAAGGGGACAGAAAAACAATATTCTACGCTTTTAAAAAACAACTTGATACACAAGCCAAGTCTGTTGCACAACCTAAGCCACAAGGCGAAGGAGTTAAGCAAAAAAACACGGCAGGAGGACTTAATAAACAACAGGCTAAGATGTACAATTTAATTAGTAATAAAGAGGTGTCATTGATAACAATAGCACTGATGAAAAACTAATTAGCCGGTGCAGTCCGGCCGCACCGTAATCAAAATTAAGGAGAAAACAATTATGAAACAAAAAATTAAAAACTTGTTTGGAGAATTAGACAAGCACAAGGTTTTAATACTACTTACAGCGGTACTAAGTGTAGTGGTAGTATTTATGAACCTATTTACAAGCCTGAGATGGCAAGGAGCACCGGGATTAACATTCGGTAACGTATTCTTTACTTGGATGCCAATGTTGGTGTGCGACATTCTTATTGAATGTTATGGTAAGAAGAAAGGTATAGCAATACCAGCATTCGTTTACTTACTGCAAGGGTTGTTCTTTGGTTTAGCAGCGTTACTAGTTGCTACCCACCCAGATTTTTTGATTTGGAAAACCACAGCAACAGGTACAGAAATATTTAGTACAACCTTTGGAGATACATTCAGAGTATGGGGCGGAAGCGTTTTGGCTAATTACGCAGGTTTCTTAGTAAACAGTCTTACAATGTACACAATGAAGAAGCATATGCCAGCAAGCGACAAATGGTACAGTTTAGCAATTAGAGCGGTACTATCGTCAATGTTAGGTCAGTTTGTAGATAATGCGATATTTATGTATGTTGGTTTAGGTATGTGGGATTGGGTTTCCATTGGTCTAAGACAATTAACAGAAGTTGGTATGGAAGTATTATTCTTACCGATAACATTACTGTTAGTTAGAAAGATTAATAAATTACCCGATTACTCACAAGTTGTAACAAAGCAAATCAATGTAAAACAATAGTACATAAGGCAATTACACAAGGTTAAGTATAAAGTCCTTACAAATCGTAGTTAGCGGCGCTACAGTAGAGGTGTAAGGACTGATACTACCTTTAATTAAAATAATTAAAAGGAAAAAACTATGAAAAAAATATTATTATACAGTGCAGGACTAGATAGTTGGCTAATTGACAAGGTATGGAAGCCTACTCATAAGTTATTTTTTAGAATTGGCACTAGAAGTAACGAAAGGGAATATCAGTTAATAAAGCATCAGATAGAGGCAGGGTTAGTTGATAATGTAGAAATTATAGACTATACGCTATCACAGTTTGAGCAGCCTTATAGTAACTATTATTTACCGTTGAGGAACTTACACTTAGTATTAATGGCAGCACATTGGGCAGATGATGAAACTGAGATTTGTCTTGGTTCAGTTAAAGGCTCAGTACATAAGGACAACGACAGCAAGTTTGCTAAGCAGGCTACAAAGTTAATTAACTATTTATTTAGCGAACAAGGTAAACAAAAAGTTAAAGTGGTAGTACCGTTTGAAAACACAAGTAAAGCAGAACTATTAAGAATGTACCTTGAAGAAGGTGGTGACATCAACAAAGTGTGGAATGAAACATTTAGTTGCTATCAGCCACGAGATGGTCACGAATGTTATGGATGCACAAGTTGTTTAAGTAAGATAGCAGCATTTTACTTTAATGGATTTGGTAGTTTTCCAACAACAGTAGTGTCAGCATTCGGAGAAAGGGACTTTATTAGTTTTATTAAACAGGCTATTGAAGAAAACTCTAACAAGGTTGAAAAGGATGTGTTATTAATGTACACAGACTTAGCAAGTAAAGGTAATTAGTAATGACAACAAGGGAATTAAGTACTATACACGAAAAGGCAGTAGCCAAAGCACTTGGCGGAAGAAGAACAGCCAATAGCGGAGCAACACCCTTTAAGAAAGGTGACGTGATAGTAGGAGAGGTACTCATTGAATGCAAAACCAAAGCAAAAGAAACAAATAAGTTTTCCATAAGTAAGGAGTGGCTAGATACCATTCAGATGGAAAGGAAACAGATGCAGTTGGTAGCAGGCTTCTTAGCAATATCATTTAACTGTGGTAAAGATAGTTATTACGTTATAGATGAGAAGTCAATGCAAGTATTACTAGATACAATAAACGGTTTATTATAATATGGAAAAAAGACAGCGTGCAAATGTTGTCTTTTTTATCGTACAATAATAGACAGGGAGAAACCAAAGTATGCGAAAATTGTTTACTGATTTCATTAGAGAGATACAAAAAGAAAAAGACAAAGATAAAAAGGCAAAGATAATTCTAGCGTTAACAGATGACCAATTTAGGTTAGTTAAGCACATTTATGATAAAAGAAGAATACCAATTACAAAGTACGAATTTAGAGAACTGTTACAGGAAGAGGACATAGACCAAGTAACAGAGTTAAACTCATTGATAGCAATAATAGACTATATGTATGACCCGGAGTGCAACAGAAGAAAACTAGCCCACGCAATGATGATATATCTAGACTTTATAGAGGGCATAGCAGGCTGGAGGAAATGCAGGGATGTTTCTAAAATCTTATTTAAAGAAACAAGGTTAGGCATTAAAAGAAGAGAAGTAAGACGACTTGAAAAAGAAAGAAAGTTAAGTAAAAGTTAAGAAAACCACTGAAAATTACTTGCTATTGATAGTAAAATATGCTATACTATAAATGTAATAAATAATATTACAATAAATTAAAAGACCACCAGACATAGCCCAAGCGGCGGTGGCAAGGAGATAAATATGGATATCAATTTACAAAAAGGTTATGAATTAATTAAAGAGTTTGCTACAACATTGGCTTGCTACGACAAATGTTACTTTACATTATACGCGGATGGTCACTACAAAGTTGAAACTGGAATAGCATTATTAGGGACATACACACCAGCAACAACAGTAGTTAAAAAGTTCACATTGACAGCAGATACATTTTACAGCAATATAGGAAGAGCATTAACAAACTATTTAACATTTGGATACGTTATAGACTATAAAGGAACCAATGAAAAAGAGTTACAAAGTTATATAGAAATATTAGAAGTAGCATTAGCAAAATAAGGAGTAAATAATGAAACCATTTAAAGTAACAGTAACAGCAGTTAAGAGGTCAGCGGTCAAGAAGAACATTTACTACTTGACCGTAGTGAACTCACAAGGTGAATTAAAAACTATTGGAAAAAGAAACTACAAAGTGGGGGAAGAAGTCTGGATTAAACAGAGAACACCAATAGATGCAATATGGGACATAGTTCCAACAAAGCAAGCAGAACTATTTCAATTTAGGGAAGCAATGAGACAAGACTTTATAGACCACGGAAGAACAGCAGAAGAGGCAGACGAAGTATTTAACTTATCACAACAAATTATTAAAGATAAGGAGAACAAATAATATGGTTTTAGAATACACATTTACAAGGATAACGCATCAGTACTATTTAGACACCAGTGACGAATGGGAAGAAGATGGTGATGATTACGATTGGGAATACGAAATTGACGAACGAGACATAGCAAGAGCATTAGTCGGAATGTACGGAAAGAAAAAAGAAAAATTAGAATACAACATTAAACAAGTATGGAAAGAACTATTAAGTGATGAAGATAGAAAAACCATATTGGAAGAAGCAGAGGAACATTCATTTGAAACGATGTTAATATCAGCAAAGAAATACATTTTATCGGTAAACAAAAAAATCAATGCATACACATTACTAGATTACATTTTAGGTGACATTAGTCATTACGCAGAACAAGAAGAGGAATCATTAAGAGACTGGTTCTACGACGAAGCAGAGAAAGATTTCTATAATAACAACGATTTTTAATAAGACGGCCAATTCATAGCCCGAAAGGCGGTCGCAAGGAGATAAATATGAAAGAATTAATCAGAATGCTTGAAACAAAAGAGCAACAAATCAAAGCGGACAAAGTAGTCAATTTATTAAAAAAACAAATTATGGAAAAAAACTTATATGGCTGGAGATGGTATATAGATGATGTCATAGTTAAGATTGTACACCATATGATAAAGACAGAGTTTAAGTTAACCATAGCAGTATATGTAAGAGCGGGGATGCAAAGAGCAATTACTCAATTAAGATACGCCACTTGTGCAAAGCGAAGAGGCAATTACGAATTAGTATCACTTGATGATGTACAGGTCGGAGACGACAGTATGGAGGAAGAGATGGATACAGCACAACGACAAAACGAACTATACATAAAGATAATGCTAAACTACGGGAAGGAACTAGCGGAACAATTAAAACCTATCATTTATGCAGAAGAGACCAGACTTGAAAAAAAGGTTTTAAGAAAAGTAAGAACAGAAGAGTTTAGGGAATTTCTCAAAGATGCAAGTACATACTACTAGAATAGACATAAAATAAAATATTATACAGACAAGGAGTCAGGAAATGAGACTAAGCGAAAAACACTATAAAACAATATCAGAGATGAAAGCCAAAGATTACGTTTGGCTTTCTGACTTATCAAAGAATGCAATTATGAGATTTAGGAATAAGACCAGGAATGGATTTAACGGTTACGTTAAAGTAAATGGTCTTACATTTTTAACACGCAGGGTGGCTGACTCTATAAGTAGAGGAGCAAAAGACAGTAAACCAAGATTAACATTAAAGCAACAGAACGTAATGCTAGAAAACGATTTAATTGAACTTGAACGTAGGTTATACAAAGCCGAAAGAAAGGAGGTTAAAGACAGTGAGTAAACAAGGTATAGTACTTTATGTATTAAGTTTTTTACTATTTCCAATTACAGCATTAATACTACTGTTAGGTTTTTGGATAGTATTTCCAAAACACAACAAAGAGAACAACAAGAACAGCATCAACAAGTTAACAAAATAAATAGCCGAAGGAGGATAATATGGCTAAGAAGAAAGAAATAGACCAACCAGTAATTGAAGAACAATTAGAGGTACAGGGAGGTAGTCCGGAGGCTGAAGTAACCGAATTAGTACCAGAGGTTCCACCTATTCAACCATTAATTACAAAAGTGGAACAAGATTTACCAGTGAAAGGCATATTCAAAAGGCAGGTAATCAAGCAAGGTGTGTTTAGACTATCAGCCGGAGACATTGATGGTATGAACTCAACCGATAAGGATTGGGTTATAGAATTAATGGTGCACGGCAGAAAGGTTTACATACTAAGCGAGGTGACCTACAATAAAAGTTTGTAGGAGGTAACAGTTATGCGTTTAGACCAGCAACAAGAGGCGGACATATTTAGAATAGGACGTCACGTAGCCAAAAAGAGTAGGCTTGAGGATAAGGAAGAAGCATTGTCAGTAGCCTTATTAGGGATAGCCAAAGGGTTGGACGGTTATAACCCAGAAAAAGATACCAAGTGGACGACATACATATATAGATGTGCACAACTTGAGGTGTGGTGTGAGTGGCGAAAGCAGAACACCAAGAAAAGAGGTAGTGGTGTAAAACCATTATCATTAGATGAATTAGAAGAACAAGGGATGGAATTTTAATATGGGAAAACTAACAAGAAACCCGGTTGCAACTAAACAGCAAAGAGAACTGGCTAAACTACTCGTAGAAGGGGAAAAGACTTTAATAGAATGTTATGTGGAAGCATATAATCAAACGGAAGAACAACAACAGAACCGTGTAAGGTTATCAGCAAGGGCACACTCAGCAAGTAAAACTGCCGGAGTACAACATTATATAAAGTTATTTCAAGACCAACAGGCAATAGAAGAAGCGAGATTGTTGGTATGGGACAAACGAAAAGCATCAAAAAGACTTTTACAGATGACAAAAGAAATTGAGACTAACATAGAGATAACAAGAAAGTTACGAGACAAAATGTTAGACGACAAGGAATTGAAAACTACTCAACAATTAAGTCAAATGATGAAAGTAGCACAGATTTGTAACGATACAACAAGGGCTATAAAAGAAATAATGCGTGAGATGAACGAGATGTATGGTCTAACTAAGCCAGACATTAACTTAACAAACGCAATACAGGTTATCATAGGTGGTGAAGAGGCACTACCAGATGACACAATTGATTAAGAAGGAGAATCAGATGAAATCAAAGAAAAGATTTATTGAAGGTGACTTTGGCGATGGTAGTTTCTATGTAATGGATAAGAAACTATTTAGCAAGGGTGAGGCATTCAAGAAAGGTATAAACTTTTTTAGAGATAAAGGTAGTGATGCAGAGTTAAAGATATATGCAGGTTATGTAAGGTATCTACCAAAAACACCAGCAGAAGATGTGCACGATTATGGTGAAGGTGGTTTATACAGAATCATTGACACGGCACAGAAAGGAGCATTTGAAGTCTGGATTGTGGAGGAAGTTTAATGTTAGAAAAAATAAAGAACGACCCAGAGATGGTAGAGTGTGAAAGAGTAACTCAACTACAAAAGAATTACATAAAGAAAAGAATAAATCAGGTACGCAAAGAAGCGGACGAAAAGATAATCAAGATGAAACAAACCATTATAGATTTAACAAAGAAGCGAAATCAGGTGGCAGCAAAGTTATACAAAAGGTATTACACACCAGCAGGAAGAAAGGACTGGTACAAGAACAACGAATGTTATAAACTCTTTGGTAAACGAAAGAAGGAACTGACACCACAGGAATTGAAACAGTATAATAACATAATGGCAGATAAACGCAGAGGGCGTTTAATAAAGTAATGGAGGAATTATGAAAGTAAATATTTTAGGAACAGACTACAAGATTTTAAAGGACACACCGAAGAACAACAGCAAGTTAGTAAACGCAGCAGCGTATGTGGAATTTCAAACAAAAGAAATTGTACTTGACGCACATAAGTATGATAAAGAACACAACTTAATAAAAGACTATGACAGGTTTAAAAGAAAGGTACTACGACACGAGATAGTACACGCATTTTTGTTTGAAAGCGGATTGGAAGACTTAGCAGGTAACGAAGTGGTAGTGGACTGGATAGCAAATCAATTTCCAAAATTACATAAGGCATTTAAGCAGTTAGGCGTGGAGGAGTAAGATGTCAGAATTATCAATTTTGAAAGACAAACTAAGAAACACAAAAGAACGTAAGCGATTAATAGAAGTAGAGATAGAATGTCTTAAAGCCGAGATAGCAAGGCTAGAAGCACGAGAAAGGTATAACAAATCAACAACAAGGACATAGCAGAGTTATCAACATATACACAAGTTATACACAACAAAACACTAGCAAACGGCGAGGAAGAAGATAAAAAATATAACAACGAGCCATAGAGGAGGACAGAGTAGCGTGGAAAGAGTAGTACTACCGATGGAAAGCCTAGTAGGGAGAGAGTACAAGAAGATAATGCAATGCAAGAAGAGGTACCTAGTTATCAAGGGTAGCAGGGCGAGCAAGAAGAGTAAGAACACAGCATTGAGATGGATAAAGTTACTGTATGAGTATCCACTGAGTAACCTACTAGTAGCCAGGAAGCACACAGTATTGTTGAAGCAGTCGTGCAGAGCGGATTTGATATGGGCGATTAAGAAGTTAAAGGTAGAAGCAGACTGGAACATACCGAAAGCAGAGTTAACATTGACAAGGAAGTCAACGGGGCAGATGATAATGTTTAGAGGTGTATCAGAACCGGAAGGGTTAGCAAGTATAGCAGTAGAAGAAGGGCATTTGAATTTCTGTTGGGTGGAAGAAGCGTATCAGATTGATAACGAGAGTGACTTCAATATGCTAGATGAGTCAATTCGTGGTGAATTACCGGAAGGGTACTTTAAGCAGATAGTGTTAACATTCAACCCGTGGCACGAAAGCAGTTGGTTAAAGCGTAGGTTTTATACCTTGCAGCCGGGGGAGAAACAGGATGATGAAGTATCTTACATAGAAGGGAAGCAGAAGAGCACAGCATCAACACTAGCGTTAACAAGGAACTACACTTGTAATGAGTGGCTGGATGCAGCGGACTTAGCGAACTTTGAAAGGATGAAGATAGAGCAGCCAGCACGTTTTAAGGTGGCAGGTTTAGGAGAATGGGGTGTATCAGGTAGCACCATTTACACGAACTGGGAAGTAAGGGATTTCAACTGGAAAGGACTATTCTTTGAAAAAGATAACTATGGTAAACCAATTTATGAACATAGAATAGGGCTGGACTTTGGTTACTCACACAACACGGCAGGTGTAAGGCTACTGATAAACCGTGAGAAAAGGGAGATTTACATATGTGAAGAGTTATATGGAAACAGACTAAGCACAGATGAGATATTCTTTAAGTTACGAGAACTAGACTGGATACGCGAACCAATACACGCAGATAGTGAAGCACCCCAAACGATATTAGACTTACATAAGTTAGGCTGTAGTAGGATATTCGGGGTGAAGAAGGAAAAAGGCTCAGTAGCGAGTGGTATCACAATGTTAAGAGGTTATAAGATAATCATACACCCGAGTTGTGTGAACTTTGAGATAGAGATATCACACTACGCATTTAAACAGGATGCAAAAGGTAAGGAGTTACCAACACCAGCAAAAGAATGGGACCATTTAATGGATGCTATGAGATACTCATTAATAGACGAGTCAGCAGGAATAGAGTTTGTTAACACGGATGTAGACAAGGTATCACAAAGCAGCGATGAGAGGAAGAGATACACCGAACAATTAAGAAGATTACAAGGCTACCATTAAGAGGTAGTCTTTTTAGTGTAAAAATATCGTACAATACTTACAGGGTTGAAACTTAGAAAGTGTACTAAAATATCATATAATATTATGTAAGGGAAGTAACACTGCCAAGTGTAGGCGGGAGGAGACATAATATGAAAGTGACTGTTGAATGCCTAAAAGGCAGAAAAGAGAAATATGAAAAAGTAATGACACCACACGGTGTTGATTTTTTATTGAATAGAATGTTGAAACGCAGGTGGGTAGCAAACTATGGATATGTGGAAGGGACACTACAAGCAGATGGGGATGAACTAGACACATACATTTTAGGAAACGACGTAGCGATAGGTGGCACATACGAAGCATTACCTATATGTATGATTTATAGCGTGGATAACGGTGAAGTAGACAACAAGTTGATTTGTGCTACAAGAAGTGCAAAGAATATCAACAGAACAGTTAAGCGTATCATTAAGTTTGTCGGTAAATACAAGGCGAACAGTTATGTAGCAGGTGTAACTTGGAAAGACTTTAACATAAGATACGAACTAGCGAGAACAAAAGCAATGTACAAACTATTTAATAAGGGAGGTAACTAGTATGTCAGTATTAGACGAAGTAGAGGCATTGAAAAACAAAGCAGAAACCGAGGAAATTAAGGTATTAACACCAGAAGAGGATAAAGTACCTATGGTGGCAGACAACACCGTTCAACGCGGATTAGAAAGGGCAATAGGTAAAACCATTGAAGAAGGCAAAGAGATAAAAGACTTAGCCAAAGACTTAACATATTTACAAGGGGCAAGTAATCTACAAAGTAACGATGAATTCAAAGAGATTTATCAGGCAGAGTTAGGGAAGCAACTTGTGAACGACTTAAAAGATGAAGGCAAGCGACAAGCAGTAGTAAACGCGGCGAGAAAACAAGAGGCGATGAACATAAGAAGCAAAGCATACTACGACAGTGTGGAACCTATTTTTAAAACACTAGGGATAAACAAACCGTTTGGATTAATAGCAATGATAGTAACAAGCATATTGTTAATGTTGCCATACTTGTTAGTAAGTCTTGTAATGTTTGTGATAAACAGCATCAACGAGATATTTACAGCGATAGCCAAGTTCTCAAAACCAGCGATGTGGATATGTGGTGCAATAGTCTGCTTGGCAATAACAGCGGCGGTGGTATTATCAATACTATACGGAGTGGACGCAGTATTTGGTACAGACATATTTGGAAGGTATGTAGCCTAAGAGGAGGGTCAAGTGATAGATTTAGCAGTATTAACACCATTTGGAAGGAAGCAGTGGGTTAAGCGTAAGTGGGATGAGTACGAAAAGGAAAAGAACACAGAGGCAATTAAGTTAGCCAAACTAGCGTATGAGACACCGACTGCAAAAGAGTGGGAAGACAAACTTGATAAGAGTAAGTGGAAAACTAACATTGACAGAAAGGTCAATTATCTGTTAGCACGCCCACCAATAGCGAAAGGGTATCAAGCACGATTAGACAGTCTACTTGATTTCATTAAAGAGTCAGCGAGGGAATTCATTTTACGAGGTTCTTTAATATGGATAGTGCAAGGTGACGGGGAAGCGGTAGAAGCAGAGCCGTACATAATGAACAGTACAATAGCGGTGTACTCAGATGAGAGTAAAGAAGAGCCGGTGGCATTCATAAGAAAAAGAACAGAGATAGAATTGGAGCCAGCAACAGGGGCGGAGAACGAGATTGAATTTTATGAAGTGTATTATGGCACAAGTAGAAGCACATTTTGTTACAGCGACCCAACAAGAGATAGAGAGGAAACATTGGTAAGTGTTCCACTATTCATTGAGTTAGGAAAAACAGGGGACGCACCACTATACGCATATGTATGTAGGTTGTTGGAAGCCTTTGATAAGATAATGAAGCACCAAGATACAACAGTGGAAAAGAACACTAAACCACTGGTTGAGGTAAAAGGCTATCAGGGAGATAGTGACTCTGATTTAGACTATGCAGTTAACCAACTAAGTATAGCACGAGTAGCAGGTGATGGTGGAGTAGTAATTCATAATCGTAATATGGATAGCACGAGTATTGATATATGGGCGAAAAGACTTAGTCAAGAATTTTACGAAGCAATGGCAACAGTAGGAAAAGACAATGAGTTACAATACGCTATGTCAGGAAAGGCGATGGATAGGTTGTTCATAGATATGGAGAACTCAGCCAGAGACTTAGCATCAGTACTTGAGAAAGCGTTGAAGGAATATTTTTCAAGTATCGGTTTACCACAGTTTGATATTATATGGAATACAGACAGACCGGTAGATGACGTGTCAACAATAGCAGCGATAGCACAAAGTCAGGGAGTATTAAGTCAAGAGACAATACTTGAGCAGCACCCTTGGGTAGACGACGTGGAGAAAGAATTACAAAGACTAGCAGCGGAAGGTTCGGCAGGGATGCTAGACTTGGTAGACCCGAATGAGTTTGAACATAATCACGAAGAGGATTATGATAAAGTGATAACGATGCCATAAGGCTTGTTATAATAAATAAAGGAGGAAGCACAGAATGACATTTTTAGATGTACTTAACCTAGTTTTAAAACATTGGGATACACTAGTTAGCATTGTGGTGGTTTTAATAACCAGTGTAACAACTTTGATTACACTTATTAAAACTAAGAAATGGAACAAGTTGTTAACTTATGTTAAAGAAGCGATGGCAGAAGCGGACACTTTTAAAAATTATACAGGAGCAGAGAAGAAGGCTTTTGTATTAATGAAAGTAGAAGCATTTGCAAAAGCACACGGCATTAAGTTCAATATTGAAAAGGTTGCAAAAGCAATTGAAGAATTTATTGAACTAACCAAAGCGGTAAATGCAAGAGAAAAAGATAAAGCAAAAGTGGAAAGCACAAAAGTAGCAACCATTAAGTAGGAGGCACAAGAATGGCGACATATGATGATATTGCAACAAACCAACACATATTAGATATAGCAAACGGAATAAGGGCGATAACAAGAACCACAGAAGGGATGACTATACCAGAGATGCCGGAAAGATTAACCAGCATAAGAGTGGTAGAACATAGAGAAGTGGAAGTAGACCTTAACGATTCTAGTTTGGTAGTAAGTTTAGGTGTGTATCAAAATGATTTGAAGCATCTATTTATTGTTACGCCTAAAACAAGTGCTGATGCATCAATTCTACAAAGAGTAAAACCAGAAATAGAATTAAACTACGATGCAGAAACAGGAGAGTTAAGTATGGGTTATCAAAGCCCAGCTGACTCTCTTGTTACACTGCTTGTAGTTGATTTACTTTTATCAAATGATGCAGAAGATGCAGGTTTCTTGATAACACAAGGCGGTGGCGGGGCAATAGAACCATACAATCCAGACAGAGCCTATGAGTTAGGAGAAATGTTTTTATATAATAAGGGTACAGAAGAAAGCCCAAACTACGCAGTGGGTATAACAATAGAAGCCCACGAAGCAGAAGAATATACCGAGAATCACAGTCAGGTACTAGCAACACAAATAAGGGAAGATGAAGAGTACCTAGACTTGAAAGACTTTGCAGAAAGAGTTAATGAACAGTTATTGCATTTAGGTGAAGATATAGAGAATATAAACGAAGAACTAGAGAAGAAGATAGATACTGTAAATAATATACTACCAGATAGTAATAAAAATGTTACTATAACTGGGTCAGATATTAAATTATCAGCGGATACAGATTTAACAATGCCTGAAGTATTTGAAATGCAGGGAGAGGTAATTTCAGCGGCGTTAAAAGGGAAAATAAGTAAAGTAAATAATATAGGAACCACAGAAGAGAGCGCAGATATAGTACTAGATGGTTACGATATTAAATTAGATAAAGAGGATATAGATAGCCCTAGTCTTTCAGAAGGGCTATTGGCTTTAAACGAGTCATTACCAGATATAACTACAAGCATAATTGAATATGTAAATGAAAAAGATAATTTAAAGGTTGACAAAGTAGAAGGCAAAGGTTTATCAACTAACGACTACGACAACACTGAAAAAGAGAAATTAGCACAAATACAGAATGGAGCACAAGTAAACTTACTTGAAAAAATACTTGTAAACAACGTAGAACAACCTATAACCGATAAGACAGTAAATCTAACAACACCAACAAAAGTGTCAGATTTAACAGACGATACAGATGTAACACCAATTAAAAGAGCGGTAGCGGATAGCGATGGTAACACTATTAATGTGACTTATAGCAAGGTAGCGGATATAGTTAACAGTCTTTTATCAGATCAAACAGCAAAAGCACTATCAGCCGCACAGGGCAAAGCATTAAGAGAACTGATTGAAGGTAAGGAACTTGGTAGGACGTACTCTAATATAGAAGCGATGGTAGAATCACTTAATATTGAGGCAGTAAATACTTTTGGCATAGCATTTAATTTATTAATTGTGGATACAAAAGTACCCGACTTTTGGGTAGCAGAAAAAATGGGGACAAGCGTTCCATATACCTATACAACAGACCAAGCGTTAATAGATGCAATACACATAGCACCAGTACAGATTGGTTACTATAAAATTAGTTTATCAGAAACAGCAAAAGTAGACTTAACCGATTATGTTGAAAAAACCTTAACAATAGCCGGATTAAACTTGGAACAGGATATAACAAAATCAGATTTACAAACAGCGCTAGATTTTGATAACAAGGTAGACAAGGTAGCAGGTAAAGGGTTAAGCGAGGCAAACTTTACGTCAGCAGAAAAGACAAAACTGTCAGCAATACAGGAAGGGGCGCAAGTTAACACAATTACAGGTATCAAAGGTAGCAGTGAAGGTACTTATAGAGTAGGCAATGTAAACATTACAAAAGCAAACATTGGTTTAAGTGATGTAGACAACACAGCGGATAGTGATAAACAAGTTCTAAGTGCAACAAAATTAACAACTGCAAGAACAATAGCAGGTGTAAGTTTTGATGGTACAGCAAATATAGAAGTACCATTTACAAATCTTGTGGCTAAGCCAACAACATTAACAGGATATGGAATTGCGGATGCGATGACTTTAGATACAAACCAATCAGTTACAGGAGTTAAAAGATTTGTATACCCTATACGTTTAGATCCAGATGATGAATACTATAATACTATTGGAACGCATCAAGGTTATGCACATATAACGGCAACAAGAGGGTTAAGAATAACAGATGGAAACTTATTTACACCAAAAGGCATCTATGTGAGCGATGTTGAAATGGCGCCGATGATGGGAAGTACATCAAATTACAGTGTAGGTACACTAACCACTCCATTTACGAACGGTTATTTTTCAAACTTATATGAAAACGGTACAACATTAAGTAGCAGATATGTTAGTCTATCAGGCGACCAAACAATTACAGGTGTGAAAACATTTTCTAGCACAATAGTAGGTAACATTAGTGGTGAAGCGGGAGAGGCAGCAAAGTTAAAAGGAACAGACGTTAGAAGTACAAACGAGCAACCACAGTGGTATTTTACAAAAGCAATAGGATTCGTAAGTGAATTTAAACAGTCAAGTGTAATTGGATTAAGTGATACATATTATTGTTTATTGTTAACAAATGTTCCGTGGGTAGACGCAAGTGGTGGTTTACCAAGTCAGGTAGCATATATGTCAAACGGAGTAATTTACAAACGAAGTGCAGCAAGCGCAACTACTTGGAATGCTTGGACACAATTAATTGATGCTAGTTCGGCACAAACAATTAGTGGTAATAAAACACTAAGTGGTACAACAACAATAACAGGAACGTTAGTAATTTAGGAGGTAGAGAGTTGAGAAATAATGTAAATGTTCAAGTGTATACGTCTTGTAACTGTGATTGTAAGTTCTGTCATTTTGCGGATAGAAATAATATAAAAATTAACCCACAGTTTGTTTTAGACTACTTAAATGAGAATGGGCACGTTATAGACGTGGTATTAACAGGTGGTGAACCAACATTCGCAATAGACGAATGTGTAGAAATCATTAAAGGACTTAAAGAGACAAACAGAGTGGTAACTTTACAGACTAACGGCTGGTGGGGAGAAAACGAAAAAATAAAAACAGCATTAAAAGAAAACCCACCGTCAATAGTTCATTTAAGTGTGGACAACGAGAAACAAAAAACAATACCTATTGAAACAGTTTTAAAGGCACATAGATTTTTAGTGGAAAACGGAATTAAAACATTTGTAGTAAATCACACTTTAAGGGATGATAACGACGAACATAACTACTACAAAAGTTTATTTGACGATTTGAAATACGGAAGAATAGTTTATGATAATGGTACGGATTTAAACGATTGTGGTGTAGCATTACTAGCAGTTAATAAGGTTGGAAGACTCAACATTAAAGGGTGGGTGATGTAATATGGCTAATATAGGGAGTGGTTACGGTGGCGGTGGTGCTGGTGGTGGAGAAAGGACTTCAGATAACTTTACAACGTCGTCAGCAGGTGCAGACGGAAGAATTCAACTTTTCGCTATTGAAAAAAGAACGTCAACACCAAAAAATAATTTTAAGGTAAATGTAGGTGGCAATATATACAGGGTACAGAATATAGCCTATGGTATATACCCTTTTAGTGCACAGATTGGAAAACTATCGTTCAACACTTCAGCGGTAGTTAATCAAAGAAATAGATTCTATAGTTTTAAAGACTGGATAGACGGTTCTAGCAGTAATTTTACGAAGGACAGATTTATAATTCGTACTTCAAGTAGTAGGATGAGCCCACCATACAGAGATATAACGGCAATAGCCAATTTTAAAGCAGGTATTGGTGTAACACAAACAAAAATTGTAAATGACGGAATACCCTTGTCAGTTTTATACAATACAAGTGATGCAGCATTTACATACCAGTCAATTACTACCTTAGGGAACACGACAGGTATAGTTGATGGCCAAATAACACCAGACTACCCGTCAAATTATACTATATTTTATGGAGATGGTTACGATGTTTATGCAATCGTTCAAGCCGCAGGTGGCGGTGGCGGCGGGGCAGACAGTTCTTGGGGATTATTTAACTACGCCGCAGGTGGCGGTGGCGGTGGCGGTGGTGGTGCAGCATTTGTAAAAATAGTAATACCCTATGGAGGATACTTATTGGCTTCTGTTGGTAGAGGTGGTGCTGGCGGTTCAAACGGGAACGGTGCAAGACCAGCAGGAACAAAGGGAGGTAACACTGTTTTATCAGCATACAACAGCGGCGGTACTTTGATAGGTAGAATAACTTGTACAGGTGGTGGTGGTGGTGGTGGTGCTAATGGTGACTCTGCTGGTAGTGGTGGAGCAAGAGGACAAACAAACACATCTGAAATCGGCAATGCAATAACAGTGATAGCAATAGTTGATGGCGGTCTAGGTGGTTCAGTAGGTACAGGGGGTGCAGTAGCGACATCGGGCACTTGGTCAACGACTTCAGTAACTGACGCATTTGATGCTACTATTGTGGCAAGCAACACATTTGGTTCAGGTGGAACAACAGGTTCACAAGACGATAGAGGCGGCGGCGGTGGAGCAAGTTGGTTAGGTAATGGTGGTTACTATTAATTTTAAGGAGGTAACTTATGAGTATAAAAGGTTTAGTACAAAGTGAAAGACAGGCACAGGCATTAGATAGGAAATTAAAGTCACTTTTGGCACAACAACAAAAAGAACTCAAAGAAGAAATTGACAAAGTGGAATTTTTACTTTCAGATAAGAAGCAGTTACTTTCTTGGAGAACTAGTACAGCAGAGGCGACAAGAATTCAAAAGATTTTACAAGGAATAGATGAAACAGAAGCATTGTATTTACAGGCAGGTGAAACAAGGGCGGCTCAAATATTCAAACAAAGAATGACAAAACAATTACAAACAAGGTTAACCAACTTAAAGGCTAATGAATTGGAAGTAACAATTAGAGCAGAGAAGTACAGAGCAACAAGTAGACAAAACATTTTACAAGGAATGAATGACATAAGAAGAGAAGGTCAATTAACTGAAATGTATAACCAAGCAAGACAGTCAGGTGGTTTTCTTTCTAGTTTAGGTCGTCCATATATGAAAGATTTGATAACGCTTGAAACAAAATCAGCAGGTAGTAAAACACTTGGTGAGTATATGGAAAACTTGTATAGAACTTACGAACAAGGTTTAAAGGACGTTTATGTAAGAGGTATAGTTCGCGGGGATAGTTATCAAACAATGATAAACAATTTACAACGAACTACGAACATTACAGCAGGTAAAGCGAACTTACTCATAACAACAGAGGCGAATGCAATTTTTAATGAAAGTGTAAGGGAGATAATTGAAGACAACCCACTTGTAAAAGGTTACAGGTTTAGAGCAGTACTTGACAGTAGAACAAGTAAGATATGTCAACAGCACGATGGTAATTACATACCAAAAGAAGATGTACAGCCAGGGGTTAACTACCCACCGTTACACCCACGATGCAGAAGTACGGTAACAACAGTTTTAATGAGTGAAAATGAACGGGAAGATACAACTCAACGTTATACTAAGAACGCAAGCAACCAATGGGAGAAAGTTCCACCGGGAATGACTTATCAAGAGTTTAAAGATAAGTTTGGTTACACTAACAGTAAGAACCCGAGAACCTACAACCCAGCGACAAGGAACATACACGATAATACTTTGGCAAGGATTACACCTAACTATTACAAGGGTTACGTTAAACCGTCAATAAGTTCTGTTGGGAGAATTGACAAGATGGTTGAAGCGTATATAAGTGGTGATAACTCATATTTAGAAGCAATAAAACAAAACACAGGTCATACAGACATTAAGAAAGCACTGTTCAGGCAAGCACAGGCAGAAAGTGGTTTTGATGGTTTACCTTTACAGTTAGACGGTAAAAGTTTTGAAGAACAAGTTTCAAAAAATAATTACAGAACAGTTTACAGACAATTTACAAAGCCAGAGGATTTAGAGGCATTTAAAACAGGTGACCAACCTTTTGGAAGAAGTACGGCTAACTACGGTGCAGGTACTTATGTATTTAGTAACGAACCAAATAATGAGGATTACGGTAAAACAACGGTAATGGTGCTTAAAACACCCGAAAGCAAAATACTTAGATTTAGTGACATAACCGACAGCCAAATTAGCATAGGGCAGGCAAGAACACCAGATGAAAGGATAAATAGAATACTTGCACAGGTTCCAGAAATACAAAGAAGGGATTTATTAAGTACTTTGGCAGTAAAATATGGTTATGATGCTATGGAAGTAAGAAGTCAAATGAGAGGTAACTATTTAGTCGTTTTAAATAGAACGTCAGTAATAGTGAAAGGAGACTAGTATGGAAATAAAGGTTAAAATAGACCCAGCGTCTTGGGCAGCATTTGAACAGTCTTTACAAAACAAATTACAGGTGGCGGCAGTTAAAGGTTGGGAAAAGGCAGTGGAACTAACACCAGCAGCAGGTGAAACAAAATATTCAACAGGTTTTATGAGACAGGCAATAAGAGTACAGAAAACAGGTGACTTTGAGTATACTATTTACAGTCCAGCAGCACACAGTGTATTTGTAGAGTTTGGTACAGGTCCAAAAGGTAAGGCAACGGGAGCGCTGACAGAGTTTCCAAACGACCCACAACCAGGTATGAGTTATCACAGCGGGGAAGTAACGGTAACAAGGAGCGGAGGTAGGATACTTGATGTACCATACATTAGACATACACAAGGACAAGAAGCACAACCATTTTTAAGACCAGCATTATTAGAAGCAGTAAAAGTTTTAAAAGATTTGATGAGATAATGTAAAAGTGGCAGAAAATATCATATAATATTATGTAGACGAATATCGCTACCACGCGGACACGACCGCGATACCAAGTGAAGGAGGATATTATGGAAGACAATAAGACGCCGGTAGTTCCACAGGGGAACCCAGCATCAGCGCAGGGGGCAGCGACAGCACCAGACAACCAATCGCAACAGTTAATGGTTCCGAAATGGAGACTTGACGAAGCGATGACCCTTTACAGGGAGACAGAAGCAAAACTGTCAGCAACCAGCAAGCAACTTGAAGAGGCAAACAAGTACAAAGAACAAGTAGATACACTTACTACGGAAATTGAAACTTTAAAGGCAAGCCACGAAGCAGAAAAAATAACTGCAACACGTGATACATTGTTAGAGAAGACTTTAAAAGACAAAGTAGTGGATTTAGATGTTGTTAAGAAAATGCTTGACCTTGATAAGTTAACTGTGGAAGGTGAGGAAGTAAAAGGTTTGGATGAGCAGATTAAGGAGTTACAAGCAAGCAAAGCATTCTTATTTAAGAAAGCACAGCAGATAGCACCTAAGTCAGCAACACCACCAAAACCGGCTGATAAATCATTCGCAAAACAGTTAGCAGAAAAGAAAGTTGCACAGGCTGACGTAGCAAACAAATCAGTAAATTATTTCAAATAAAAAATAAAAGAAGGAGAACAAAAAATGTTTAAGACATTTGGAACAACAAAAGAAGTTTTTGCTAACCAGGATGAAGGCTTATTTGCAGCATTTCCTATTACGTTAGACGAGAATGTTTTAACTCTTGAAACTATTACAGAAGGTGGAAGAACCTATGTATTAGAAGGTTCAGTTGTTAAAGAAGGTTCGGTAGTTCGTGGTATCACAGCAGAAAGATATGATATTACTTACGGACCAAAACCAGGTAGAGTTGTACTTGAAGGTTATGCGTGGGCATCAGCATTGACACCGAACGCATTAGATGCAGTATCAAGTTTACCAAAAATTGTTATTTTACCATATAAAGCAGTGGTAGTAGCAGTAGATTCAGTTGATGGCTTGAAAGCAGTTATCAAAATTGAAGGTGCTAAGTTTGCAACAGATGCTGAGATTTCAGACATCACAGTAAGCGGGGCAACAATAAGCGCTTTAACAGTGTCGGAAGACCAAAATTACCTTGAATTACTATTTAGCGGTGAATCAGCAGCGATTACAATTACAGCAATTGATGCAGGTGCATTTGTAGGGGCAAGTGGTTCAACTTTAAAAGGTTTACCATTTAACTTTGCAGTAGTTAAAGGTGATTTACACACAGTGACAGTTACCGCAGGTGCAAACGGTGCAGCAGTAACTGATAAGGCAAGTGCAGCAGAAGGTGAAATTGTAACTATTACAGGAACACCAGAAAGCGGATATGTAGTGGACAAAGTAAAAGTGGATGGAACAGATATAGCAGCAGTGGGAGGTCTTTACAAGTTTGTAATGCCAGCACACGCTGTGGCAGTGGCTGTTACATTTAAAGCGGAATAGGGGGTAAAGAACTATGGCAGACATATTTGATTTAGTAGACGCTAAAGCGATTGGCGAATACGTAGAAACACTTGCAGGTAGTGAAGACCCATTCTTGGGAGCAACTATATTTCCTAGCAAGAAAATTATGGGATTGGACTTAAAGTTCGTTAAAGGTTACAAACAAAATGCAGTAGCATTAAGACCTAGTGCGTTAGGTTCAAGAGCACTAGTTAGAGACAGAATTGGCGGGGCTACCATTCAAGAAGAATTACCGTTCTTCCGTGAAAAAATGATAATTCCAGAAAAACTACGTCAAGAACTAGCAAGAGCAAAACAAGACGCAACAGACCCATACACAGCATCAATTATTGAACAAATCTTTGATGATGCAAAAACTCTTACAGATGGTGCAAACGTTCAACCAGAACGTCAAAGAATGCAATTACTATTTACTGGTAAAATTGCAATTCAAGCATCTGATAAAGACGGTAAACAACCAAAGTTTGACTACGACTATGACGTAGACGGCAAATGGGCAAAAAACAATGTTATTACTTTAAGCGGTAACAACAAGTGGACTGACCACGAAAACAGTAACCCAATTTTAGACATTATGGAACTAGTGGATAACGCTAGCAACATTGGTGTTAAACTTACAAAGGCAATTATTTCGCCTAAGACTTCAAGAGACTTGATTCAGAATAAAAATGTTAAAGCATTGTTTAAACTGGCTGACGGTACTCAAAAAGTATTTAGCAGGGCAGACGCTTTAAGAGAAATTGCTAATGTAACTGGTGTTACAATTGCGGTATATAACAAATCATTTACCGACGAAAATGGTAAAGATAAGTTCTATGCACCAGACAATGCGATTGTATTTATTCCAGATGGTACACTAGGTAGCACAGTTTACGGTACTACACCAGAAGAAATTGACTTAATGTCAGGTTACGGCAACGCTTCTACAAGCATTGTTAACACCGGTGTAGCGGTAACTACTCATAAGACTTACGGACCACCAGTAACAGTTGAAACCATTGTTTCCGAACTTGTATTACCAAGTTTTGAAAGAATGGCAGAAGTATTTGTTATTAACTACTAAAATATGGAGGGAGATAAAATGACAGACATTGAATTAGTTAGAACCATAACTGGCAATAATGAGGTTGATGATGCTTTTATCTCTTTTTACTTACAAAGCAGTGAGGATTTCATTAAAGCATACTGCAACATTGACACTATACCGGCTGGGTTGAAGACTACATACATACAAATAGCAGCATTAAAACTGAATGCGAATGTAAGCGGTAATACAGCCAGCCTTGGTACAGGTGTTAAGTCGGTAGGTTCTATAACGGACGGTAATCAGTCCATAAGTTATGCAAGTGGTTCGTCAAGTAAAACATTTACAAGTGATGAAGACTTTGTCGCATCTTTTGGAAGTATACTTAATAGGTATAGAAAGATGACTGGACCGAAGATGGAACCATTAAGAACAGCAGGTTCACGATGCTTGCACACAGAACACCCACACCCAAATAAAGCGAGGTGGTAGATATGTGGAAACAAGCAGAGAAGGCAGTAGCAGAAACTTTCTTTAAGGATACCATAGCACTATATTTGAACGATTTCATTGAAAATGATATTGGAGAAACAATAGAGCAGCCGGTATTACTGGCACAGTACATTTGTAACATTGAAAATGGGGCAAGTACAACACAGAGCACGGTAAGTGGTCAGTCAACACCACAAACATTAAGAATTAGCACTTTAAAAGACATTGGTTTGGATTACTCACAAACTTATAAAGTTAAGATAATTCAAGCAAGAATAGTTCATTCAGATGAATATTGGAAAGTAGACGGATGGATTGAAGGTCAAATAAGCACTGTAATTAATGTATCACGTGAGGTGTCAGTATGAGAACTATAAGGGAAAAAACACAGGTTGTAAGGCAGTTTCTACAAGAAGCCCAGCCACTGCCAGTAAAGTACGCTTATAGTAAAGAGAAAGTAAAGGGTGAGGACTTCATATCATATAGACATTATGGTAGCCCAGTATTTAGTAGAGGTTTAGGTAATCGCATCATAAGCGAACGAGCAGCCTACATTGTAACAGTACAAACAGGAACAGCACGAGAAAACTTAATTTACAGTGAGATGATTAAGTTAGCCACAAATGGCACGGCAATTGAATTTATATCAGAAAGCCGTACAACAACACCAACGGTAAAAGGGAAGCATATTAACAATATACTTTTATACTTTTACAATATGGTAGACTTGATGCTTAACACTACACCCGTAGTGATGGCGGAAGAGGAAAAGAACACGGTAGAGAAATCACAGTTGATGAAACAATTTCTTGAAATAGCCCAACCTTTAAAGGTCAAGTACGGATATGATAGTTCAATTCAGGCAGAACCAAATGTAGTAGCATATCAGAACATAGGCAGTGGTATGGTAACAAAGGGCATTGGAAATCAACTCATAAGTGAAGACATCACATTTGTAGTAACAGTTCAAACGGCAACAGCCAGGGAGAATATGATTTACAGTGAGATGATAAAACTAGCAACCGAGCGGTCACAGGTAAGATTTATATCGGAAGACAAACAGCACAATACGGAAGTTAAAGGGTCATACACTAACAACATTATTTTACGTATGTTTGGAAAGGTAAGCCCGGAAAGTTTAACTTACAGCGCAAAAGATATAAGTCAAGCATTGCAAGCAATTGCAAGCAGATATGCAAAAGTAATGGAACACTACGGAATAGACATTAAAGGCATTTTAGTAAGCGCAAAGGATGTTCAACCGGAAGAAGGAATTTACAATACGGAAACACTAATTGAAATAAAAAGAAACTTTTTAGATAGTTTAGTAAGTCCGGAAGAACTGGTAAGTATACACTCAATGAAAAACCCAGTCCAAAAGTCAATGTTAGTTAAACAATTTCTTGAAATGGTTCAACCGTTGGCAGTAAAATATGGATATGTAAGAGGCATCACAAGAGAGACTAATTTCATAACCTATCAGGATTTAGGAATTGATAACATACGAACCGGTATTGGAAATACTCTTATAAGTGATACAACAACTTTTGTAATAACTGTACAGACTATGACAGCCGAACAGAATATGTTTTTCAGCGAAATGATTAAGTTAGGTACACAAGGTACAGAAATACAACTTATATCAGAAGGGCTGAGAGAGGACACAACAGTACAAAGTGGCTATATAAATACTTTAATTGTCAATGTATTCAACACATTGGAAGCACACAAGACAATTTATACAGCCAGTGAAGTAAGGGATATTCTACAAAAAGTAGCGGATAATTATATTTTTATAACTAGTATTTACCGATGGACTTTAGCACAAAGTTTTATAGACAAACTTATAGTACCAGAGTTAGAGGACAGATTATACAGTTATGAAGAGATGTTGGCTATGAAACAAGAGTATCTAGACAGATTATTACTAACTGTCACAAAATATTAAAATAAGGAGAAAAGTTATGAACAAGGTAAAAGAACTTTTACAAAGAATGGACGCAGAGATTCTAGATAAAGTAAACGCAATTGTTCTTGAAAGAGATTTGGAAATCAAATCAAAAGCACAAGAAGCCTTTGACAACGCAGTAGAACTAGAAGTAGCAGCGATTAAAGCGGAAGTTGAAAAGGGTTATGCAACTGCAAGAGAGTACTTGCTAGAATTACTTGAGGACGAACCAGTAGCAGAATCGGTTGAACCAGTTTTGGATGAAACTTTAGTTCAAGACGAACCAGTAAGCGGACCGGAGGTGCTATAATGGATACAGAGAAAATCACTCTTTTAGAACAGGAAATAGCACAGGTAGAACAAGAAATTGTGACTATCAAAGAAGAACTGACTGAGGTTCAAGCACAGTTAGGGACTGGTGAACAGGAAGAAGCCATTGAAGGTGAAGTACCAACATTACCAGAACTTGACGAAGAAACAAAAGCAGAGTTGGAGGCTCGTGAATTAGAATTAATGCAGGAGTTAACGGCTAAGCAAATGAAACTTACCGCTTTAAACAAGCAGTTAAATGATTTGAATAGTGGTAACGGTTTAACAACTTATTACGAAGGAGGTAACTAAGTATGGCAATGATTGACGTAGGTTTAAAACTAGAAATTGCAAGTGTGGCTGGTTCAACAGTACCAGTAGCGTCGTGGACAACATTGAAAGATTGTTCTGCGATGCCAGCACTGATTCAACCTAGTTCAAAGATTCCGACTGACTTCATAGGTGATGAGTTTACAGGTGAAATGCTTGGTAAGAGGGCTATTAACGGTCTAGATTTCACGTTCGCATATGATGGTGGCGGGACTGGTAAACAGTTTAGAGCATTATCAGATATGGACGATAACAACGAAGTTAGATGGTTTAGAGTTACTTACCCAGACGGAACGAAGTTCATTCTGTTAGTTGAATGTGAAGTTACATTAGTAGCACCAGCAGCAAGCACACAGATTGAGTATACTCTTTCCATTACACCGAAGAGAAACACTATTGGCGAACTTATCTTGGTAATTTACCCAGATGAAACAGACCCAACAGAGCCCGTTGAGGGAGACTAAAAGTCCAGTAACAGCGTGGGTAGATGAAAGCCTTTCTCACTACCCACAAGGTGCTGGAATTAAGAAAGGCGGAATAAAAGAGAAAGGAGATATACAATGGAATTAAAACTAACAACCGTAAGAGCATTAAAGTACGAGGAAAAAACAGGTAACGACATTTTAGAGTTTATGAAGAAAGTAGCAGATACCGGACTTATTAAAATCAAAGATGTTTTAGAATTGTTTATGGCTTGTGGTGAAGGGTACAACGAAACCACATTTGATGCTTGGGATGCTTCATTTTCAGAAAAAGCCGTAGCAGTAATGGAAGCAGTTAAGGTGTACATACAAGGAAAAAACGTGTAAGCCGTCTCACTAAACTGATGGATGAGTTATACTACTATGGTTTAACACCAAGTGAGGCGAGAACTCTAACAGTAGGGGAGATGGCTTCTTTTATCAAACAAAACAGAAAGCGTGAGACAGATACCAACGAAGTAAACGCAAGTATTGCATATGCAGCAGGTATGGTAGCATCAATGTCAATGACAAAGAAAAGACCACGATTTGACCAACTCTTTAATTTTCCAAAAGAGGAAAAGGAAACAACAGCAGAAGAGGTTGAAATGAGTAAGGCAAGAATGGTACTTTGGGCAGAGACAGTAAACAGAAATGCAAGGAGGGAAAAGAAACGTGGACGACGAAAAGATAATAGTTGAAGCCAGTCTTAGATTAGATACAACGGAAGCGAAAAAACAACTAGAAAACTTGTCAGGAACAACCGGCACAGGTGCGGTTGAAGTTTCTTTGCCTAAGGATACAGAAATTAAAGTACCAAAAGAGGCAACAAAATCTTTTAAGGAAATATTTACTGGAGATAAAGGTCTGGCAAATGTCGGCAAGGTCGCAAGAGGGGCACTTGGTGGTATTAACGGATTAGCAGGTAGTATTTCAAGTTTGTTGCCAGCACTTGGTGCAGTAGCGGCAGCAATAATGTTAATAGTAAAACTTTTACAAGGTACTGACACACTGAAAGCCATAATGGAGCAATGGAATAGTCTTATGAATGCGGTGCAAGAGATAATGGCACCGTTATTATCGGTTGTAGGAGACATAGTTATAGTGCTCTTGCAAATGGTGGAAAGTATTCTACCAATATTACAACCAGCAATAGATATGTTAACTTTTCAATTAAGTATGTTAGCGCAGATACTAGAATTAATAACACCAGTAATAGAGTTCGTAGGTCAAGCCTTTACATTCCTATGGGACATAATGAAAAACATTATTAGTGCTATAACTTTTGGATTGGTTAACTTAGGAACAGTACGAGGTAGCACAACAGGATTAAAAACAGAGAACACAAAAACAAGTTTAGACACTTGGGAAGTATCCGGAGAAGAGAAACCAACCGCAGGTGATAAACTCATTGCAGACACAGTAGCGGAAGGAACAAAAGCAACAGGTGGTTTCTTTACTAATTTAATAGATGGTGTAGTATCATTCTTTGAACCAATACTTAATGTATGGGCGGATATATTAAGAAGTATATGGGACGTCATAATGAAAATTGTTGCACCAATAGCAGATGCAATTGTGGCAGTGTTAAACATAGTAGCATCAGCATTGAATGGTATCGCATCAGTCTTTAACGGTGTTGTAGGTGTAATTAAATCAATACTTGAACTGATTCAGTCAGCATTTAGTTTCTTGGCTGGAATAATCAACACAATTAAAAGTGGAATTAATACTTTTATAATTGGACCTATTAACTGGATTTTAGGTAAGATTAAAGGTATAAACATATTGGGTGCTAAGCCTTTTGACTTTATTAAGTTAATACAAACATTTGCAGACGGTGGTACACTTGGAGCACAGGTTTGGGGGATGAATGAAAAGGGCAACCCAGAGTTCTTGTTCAATTCAGGTGGTCACGATACAATTATTAATGCAAGGATTTTAGAAGACGCGATGTATAACGCAATGGTAAGAGCGGCTGGAACAAGTTCAAAAGAGTTACAAGTTAGTGTTAAAGGGTCATCAAACTTGGGAGCAAGAGAATTGGCTAATTGGGTATTACCATACTTGAAGTTTAATTTAGGAGGCGGCAGGTAAGATGATAAAAATACAAGGGAAAGATATAACAACAGTTTCAGACAGACAAGTAGTTATAGTTAGAACCTTTAAAGGTGAAATAGTTAGAACGAATTTAGGGGTAGTCACTGGTTACCCTTTGTCGTTTTTAACTGTTGGTGTAACATTATCAATAACAGACACGAAAGAGAACATAAGAAAACTGGTACAAATTGTACTCGCACATAATATTATTAAGTTAGAGTGTGACTACAACGGTGTACAGTTTTATGGTGATTTTTCAGTGACAAGTCACGAAGTACAAGATTTAAAAGATAAGGGTGAACGCTCGGCAGTACTATCAATTGAACTAGTAAGTCACGGAACAGCATTAACAAAACCTAACGGAACAAAGTTCACAGTAACATACGGTGGTAGTAGTGTGCAAGCAAACTTTGCACAGATAATTACTTTACCAGCAGGTTGGAAGTTGGGAGGGGCAACATTACCAAACAACAAGTTGTTAGTATTGGGTGATACCACTTTGGAGGCATAATATGTTAAGAATAGATTTTAATTATAATTATGAAGATGGTATGAGTTCAGGAATGTGTAGTGTGTACTCAGGTGAATCACTTATAGATTTTGAAGTTATAGCCGAGATGATAGGTTCTAGTTCAGCATCTTATCAATTACCTAGATTGTCTGCAACAGTAAGTTTAGCATATAGCGAATCAGACCCAGATGACATTAGAAGTTTTTTTAGAAGCAACGCCAGGAAAGGTATGTTAGTAAGATTAACAGAAACAGAGTTAGGATACATATCTGACCCAAGTTACCCGAAGGATAGTGATTATTATTTTATTATAGAATCATTTGCACACGATGAGGATGAAAGAACGGTACAAGTCGTATTAACTAGTTTAAGTACAGAGAGTGGGACAATTGTTCAATATGGTGGAAAGAAAACACCTTTGAGTTTTACGCAACAGGCATTACAAGATTTAGGACTAGACAATGTAGTACGATTACCACTTGAGGAGTCAGAACAGGAAAATATTATTTGTGTTCAGAATGCAGAGCAAACACTTTTGTCGCTGGCTTGGGCATTTGACAATAAAAGGCATAACATAGGTTTTGCACCAGCAGCAGGTTTAGGTCTAACAAAAAATACGGTTTTAGTACCAACACCAAGTAACCCAGTTGACGGAGTTCCAAGATATTCAATAGAGCCAGAACACGTGATAAACACGGCTAAACAACAACCAGAAGTTGTAGTATCAGATGTATTAACTGGTACACTCACAAGTGGTTTACTTGTTCCAATTGTACCAATTGTTACAGCAACGGCACATTCAGATAAGACATTAAAAGATGTAATGCGGATACTTACAAAAGATGGTAAGTTAACTGGCTGGGCAGTAGCAACTGGACTGTCAGCGGATTTTTATACAAAAGATTACTTAGTCTTAGCCGGTAAATTAACATTACAACAATATTACGGAGAGAAGACTTTTGGTATAACACCGGGTTATTTGAAACCGGCATACGGCGATGTGGTAAGAGGTAATTATGTATTAATTGGGGACAGTCCAACATATTATGTTACTTTTATAACAGAGAGTGGTGACACGTCATACGCTTTAGCGGTGGGACAAGTAACAGGTTTACAAGTTCCGTTTTCGTTGAATTATAATGACTTTGAAAAGAGGGCAGCATCAGGATTTAACGAATTAACTATTGATACAAATAAAACTATAATGTTAGCACCAAGAGTAGGCTCACAAAGCATAGGAAGTAGTAATAACCCATTTTACATTTTAAAAACAACAAATGTAACAACAGGTGTACCAACATTTAGAGGTTGTGGTTTCTTTGACATAGATATGTTAATTAATGGGATGTACCCTATTAAATCACATATGTTAGATGGTTTGGCATACATTTTACTAGCAGGAACAGATTACAGTTTAACAACAGCAAGGTTAGCAACAGTTGACCCAGTTAACCCAAACAGTGCAAGTACCATATACCCATTAAGTGGAGTGACATTTCCAGCAGGAACAGTGAATGATTGGTCACAGGTCACATATCACGATTTTGGGGATAGGGATGATGGAACAACGGGACATTATATCTTGTATAGCATACCGTCTGCAACAGCAGGAAGAACAATAGTAGTATATCAGTTATTAACACATACAGGTTCAAGTTACCCAGCATCAACAAGATACTACATTGAAGTACAAAACTTTTTAGGGGTACACTCTACCGGACGGGGTAAACCTTTAATTATAGTAACAACGACTGGGTGGACTTCATATAACACTAAGTCAGCGGTAGGAAATTGGTTTTCAGTTACTGGCAGTGGAAGTTCAGCAAATTGGGAAGGTGTAAACGAGGCATTTAGTAGTAAGGGTGACATATTTGTACTATCAAGAATAATAGATACAAATGGAACAAAAACAAGGTCAGTCTATTTAATGTCAGGTGATAACCCGTTCTTACTGTCTTCGTTAGGGCAGTTAAAAGTACAGAATACTTTGTTGGCAAACATACCATACGACCCGAGAGACATATCATATGTAATTGATTTACCAAATCTAAACGAAGGGAATAGAATACCTTTACTAGATAAGAAACTAGACATAGATGTGGCAGCGTTTAATTACAAGACAACAGAGGCTGGCTCTTGGTCAGAAGCAAGTCCACTAGATTTGAAAGTACCTTTAATTGGAACACTTTGCAGATACAAAATAAACCCAGATGATGAGTACAAGATTGGTATTATTTCAAAAACAAGGTTGAGATGGGATGGCTTATCAAGATTAACAATAACAGTGGTAGGGGTGGATACACCAACTAGTTTATAAAAGAAAGACGTCTTGGACGTTTTTTCTTTTGCTTAAATCTCGTACAATAGTAAAGGAGTAAGTTTATGGATGAAGTATTAGAAAGAAAAGTAATCAAAAGGGCAGAGACCTATTACGCACATAATGTTTATAACTCAAAGTTTGAATGTGTAAGAATGGCAATAGGTGAGTTAGTGTCGGTAGGTACATTAAGTGATATATTTACTTTATTTGATATCACACTAGACCAGTTAATAGAAAGCATTGTACCGAAGGTAGAGGATTATCGTACTATATAATAGGAGGTAGGTAGCATTGCAAAATAAACCGAGACCAAATATTGCAGTTAATAGGATTAAACGAAATGCAACTAAGTTGTTGTTTTGTTGTTCTGTAATTAACTACGGTGTAAGCACGGAATACGATTTAATGGAAATGGCTAAAATAATTGACGACTTATACGAGGATTACACAAAACTACTAAAAGCACACAGGAGGCACAAGAGTGGACGAGATAGCAGCATTACTGACGGAAAAACCCGTTGATGTAGATTACTCATTATTTGAGAACACACCAGAGATAAAGTTTATAAAAGATTTTCAAACTAAGTATGGTATACTACCAGAACCGAAAGTATTTGAAAGGGAATTTAATATAGAATTACCAACGGCATTAGCACCGTGGGATTTTTATGTAACAAAGTTAAAAGAAGAAAAGTTCATTAAGGACGCTATACCAGCATTAACACACTTTAACGAGGAATATGACAAAGACCAAAAAAGGGCTTTACTAGAATTAAGAGAAAAATTAATGCAAATAGTGGAACCAACAACAGGTATACATTACACGTCAATAACAGAAGATTTATCAAGATTTGAAAGATTCAAATCAACAGACAACACAAGAATTTTAACTGGTATAAAACCATTAGATGATTTGTCTGGTGGTGTATCAAAGAAAGACGAATTTATGATAGTGACAGCACGTTTAGGTGTTGGTAAATCTTGGGTAGCATTAGCAATTGCAGCGAATATGTGTATAAACGGTCATAAAGTTGCAGTGTACAGTGGTGAGATGACATCAGATGAAGTTGGTGCCAGAATAGACACATTTATTTCACACATTTCTAACTTTGGAATAACAAGAGGAAAGAACATAGATTTAACAGAGCATTTTAGACGCTTACAGGAGATAAACGAAACAACAGGCAGGGTGTACGTATTGCATCCAAGCAATTTAGGTCGTAACGCTCAGCCAAGTGATATAAAAAGGTTTGTAAAAGATGTAGGAGCAGAGGTTGTAGTTATTGACCAAATCTCACTAATGAAACCAGATGGAAGAGCAAGTTTAATGTGGTCAACGGCAGATAGAGTAGCGGAATTATCTTTACAATTAAAAACATTACAGCAGGAATTACAGATACCATTAATAGCAGTAAACCAATTGAACCGTGGAGCGGCACAACAAGAAGCAGACGCAAGTAACTTGTCAGGTAGTGATAGGTTAGGTCAAGATGCAACACTTATTGTATCACTTAAAAAGAAGGATGATTTACTAAGAATGAAGGTGTTAAAATCAAGAAGTTTTAGAACACCGGAGGAACCGTTTGAGTTTACTTGGGACATTGATAAAGGTATTATTGAACCGAGGTTATCAGCAATGGATGCAGTAAAGGCAAAAGTACAACAAGGTAAAGCACGTGAAGCAAGTAAGGAAATTGAAGACATAGAGGAAGGTGAACAACCAGCAGTAACACGTGATGAGGACGATGAAATATGGTAGATAGCATTTTGGATGTGTTTCCAGACGCCCGAGTACATTCAGGTTATGCAAGAATAAGATGTCCGTATCATAAAGACGGAAAGGAAAAGAACCCATCAATGGGTATTTTATTGGAGAAGAGAAACAAGATGGAAGCAGGTACTTGTCACTGTTTTACTTGCGGAAAGGTAGTTTCTCTTGAACAACTGTTCAAAGATGTAGGGGCAGCACCACAGAAAACCGTACGTAGAGGCGCTAGAACAGGTAAAAGGCTTAAACCCTTACAAACACACCAAGCAATGTATAAACCACAGATACCGTACAGGTTCTCACAGTATTTAGCCGGAAGGGGAATAGGTGAAAAGGTGCAAGAACTATTTAAGGTATATGAAAAAGATGGTAAGGTATATATACCAGTATTTGACAGGTCTGGAAAGTTTCTTTACTCAAATGCACGAAGTACAACCACGAAACTGTTTTTTGTTTCTGAGGATGCAGTAAAAACATTATGGGGGATAGAGGTGGTGGACTTATCAAAACCAATAGTTATATGTGAAAGCCAGATTGATGCAATGTCTTTATGGGAAGTGGGGATACAGGCAGTAAGCACACTTGGAGCAGATAACACGGCTTCGTTGAAAATGTTATTAGAATCAACAAGTACATTTATATTAGCATTTGACCCAGACGAGGCAGGTAGAAAGGCAACACAACAAGCCATAACTATTTTAGGTGCTTGGAGATGTTCATATGTTGATTTACCACAAAAGGTAGACATTAATCAGGCATTACAAGACATTGGAGACCATAACAAGTTTAAACAATTCATTTTAAGCAGAACAAAAAAGGTTAAAATTATCGTACAATAAATACAGAATAGAAGGAAAGCAGATAATGAAAATAAAATTATTTAACAAGAATGATTGCCGATATAACTCTGCAAAGCCTGGGAAGTCAAAAAAGGCAAAGAGGTTAGCAAATAAACAATTTAGAAATAAGGTAGGAAAAATTGATGATTAAAAAGTATATTTTATTAACGCAAGGGTTTGCAGTACACCAAACGCCAGATAAAGAAGAAGCGGAGAAAATGGTGGAAGCAGACAACGAGGAGTATTTAAAATACGTGGAACATTGTATCAATGAGTGGGAACCGTATGCTGATACGTCTCTTAGTATGGTGGAAGAAGAGATGACACAACAGGATGTTATCAACCTTTACAAAGAGAACAATAATAATTATGCAGGATTAAGAAAGGCATTAAGCAAACTTTACGAACTGACAGGGGCATTCAATGAAATGGAATACACCGAGTTTGCAGAGGATGTAAAATTAGTGATAAAGGAAATAGAGGAGGAATTTCTTTATGAGAGAGATATTTAAAGCAGAGGATGTACTTGAAAAGTTAAGGCTAGCACACGACGAGATTAAATCACACAGATTTAGAGAAATCTTTTATGATGAGTTTGCAGTTGGCTGGAAAGCAGGATTGAGAGATTACAGTAGTAAGATTTACAAATTAACGGAACTGTTATGTGACTTAGCATACAGAACAGAAGAGTACAAACACTTACAGCCAGATATGTGGTGGGTTCATAATTTTAGAAGTGACTATTCCATAGTTAACGCAATACTGGAACAAAAGAGTTACCATATTAAACGTATGGAATTACAGTCAAAAACAAACTTGTCAACGGTTGGTGATTTAATGGTACATTGGGATAAGTTTATTTCATACTTACACAGGTTTTTAGATACAAATGAATTTACTAACTGTGTGCACATTGATTATGAACTTGAAGCAATTCCACACAATGGTTATTATTTTTATCACTCGGCTGAATATGCAAAGATTAATGGTAAGTGGGTACTAACTAAACCAATTAACTATGTAAAGAAGGGTTATTTGGAAGCAATTGAAAAGTACAGAGAAAGTAGAAGGAGAGGTGACTAAGATGGAAGAAAAAACAATTTACTTATGTCGTGTAAGTGGTGGTCAGTACGAAGACAAATGGGAAAGTATTCATTTAGCAACCAATGATGAGCAAGTAGCGAAAGATTGGGTAAAAGCACAACAACAAAAAGAAGAAGAAAGACGTAATCGTTATGATTTATTTTTAGATAAGTACAACAAGGGTCAACCTTTAACCAAAGATGAAGAGGATTATTTAGATAATACTTGGTTTGAAGATGACACTTATTACAACTATTTTAAAGTATCATACATTGAAAAGTTAAAGGAAGGAGAAGAGGCATAATGTTAGAGAAAATTAAGGAAGTACCATTCATTGAAGAAAGTAAGGCAGTAAAGGTAGGTGTACAAAATGGAAAACTCTATTTAGAAAGAAACACACGGGTTATATGGGCAAGTGAAGTAATAGACTTAGATGTGGAAGGACTTAACTGTTATGTTGAGGCAGATAAGTTCTTTAACTTACTACCAGAAATTAAGTATTTAAAGCAGACAACTTGCTTAGAGGTTCAGTTGAAAAACGGAGCAAGATACACATTACCATTTTTAACGGTGGAGTGGGAAACATTACAAATGTTGTCAGGTGAAGAAACAGAAACAATTAACTTTAAGTTAGATGACTTAATGTTATGTACTCTTAAAAACCTAGTTAAACCAGAATTACAATGTGTTTACATAGATAGCGAAGGAGCAATAAGTTGTGATTTCATAAGTGCTTGTATTACAGACATTGTGAAGTCAACTCAGCCGATATTGTTGCCACCGGATGTGCAAGAATTAACAAGCGGAAGGATTTGTCAAGTAACAGTAACAGAGGACACATTATATTTTGCATCAAGTAATTTTAATATAATTACAGCAAGACCGTCGTTATCGGAAGAGGCAAAACAGGACTTTGTAGGTCTGCGTGAAATGTCAAATGGGGCAACCGGTTTCACAGCAGTAGACAAACTACAAGAAGGTTTAAGAAGGTTAGTATTGTTCGGGGACTTTATCTCATTCGAGGCGGATAGAGCAGTGGTAGGTGAAAACTTTGAACCGTTCAATTTTAGAGAACTAGCAGGTTTAAAATATGAAATTGAGTGTTTAAGAAAGGTAATACTAACGGCATCAGAAATAACAGAACTGCAAGGGAACTTAATATTGAAAAATACGTCAAGTAGATTTCTAGTTTCAGCAGTACAAGAGGATGAGTAATGAAATTATTTGAAGAGCAAAGACCACCACAAGACGCAGCAGCGGTAGTAAGTCAACTTTTTAGGGAGTTTAAGGAAATACCGTTTAGTAACCAAAGCAGAAACATTTCGCCAAGTGGTTTGTCTTGCCAGGTTTGTGCAGCATTCAAATTACAAGGTGTGCAAGGTGATACTACGAAAGAAAGTTTTCAGTCATTATCTTTTGCAGATGCGGGAGAGGACAGGCATAAACGCATACAAGCATTTTTAAGTAAAACTGAATATTGGGTGGATGTAGCAGAATACATAAAAGAAAAGAAATTACCTTTACGAGCGGTTATTAAAGTGAACAATGACAGTTATGATACAGAGGAAAGGAAACTACCAAGAGAGATATACAAGGAGGAAGCGGAGGAGTTTCTTAAAACTTACAATTTACCACGGGAAGCACTTTTAGAGGATGAGTTTGAAACTTTACTTGTTCATACAACACTGCCCATAAGATTTAAGTGTGATGGTATATTACTTATTGAAGGTGTATATTACATACTTGAAATTAAGACGGAAGGAAATCAAAAAAGTACATATAGAACAACATACGACCCTAAGCACCAGTTACAAGGAACGGCATACACTTGGTTATTTAAAGTAGGTAGAATTTTATGGATTTATGAAGACCGTGATAAACTAACACAGAAAGTTTTCGTACAATTAGTAACACCACAAGAAAAAATCTTTATTAGAGATTACATACAAGAGATAGTTGATAATAAAGACACACCGGAGAACTTGAGGCGCAGTGAAGGTACTTGTAAGTATTGCCCATATAAAAAACATTGCAAGGCATATTTTAAGGAGATTGAGAAACGTGCAAAAGAGACCACAGTTCAAAGTAATAACACAGATAAGTGATTTTTCTAGATTTCAAATTAACGGTGATGTAACAAAGCATTATACAGAAAATGAGGAAAGATTGAAAAAGTACTTACCATATCTGACAGCAGAACCAATTAATGGTTTTATAGTGGATAGAGAGACTAACTTTGGTTTAGAAGTTCACATATTATTAGCCAGTGGAATAGTGGTAATATACTCAATGAATACGGCTAAGTTGATAACAGTGATTAACCCGCAATGTTATCAAGTAACAAGATACTTTAAAGGGTTAAATAAACCAATGCAACCAGCAGATTATATAGCAATGGAAAGTGCTGTATATCGTAACGATAATTATGGTTGGAAGGAGGATAACCGTTATGGCAAGAATTAAAGATGAAGACATTGTTGTAATAAGAAAGGATGGTAAAGATTTCTATTCCGGAACCTTTATCAATGTACCAAATGACTATAAAGTCGTGGCACAAGAAAAAGCAGTGGAACTGGAAGAATTTACAGACTTACCAATAATGCAGGGCAAAAAACAGTTTGTCTTGGAGGTGTAATATGGAAAACATTATTAAGACAGCAGAAGAAGTAGTAATGCAGAAGTTAAAGTCGGCTAATGCACTTATTGATGATATTAAAAGTCAAATGGTACACGGTACAGATATGATTACTACTACGCAGATACAGGAATGGGCTATTGCAATTCCTATCATATGTCAAGAACTTACACCAAGCAAGGAAGCATTTGCATTAACTAAAAGTCTGTGGGAAATAGAACTTAAAAAGTCAGCAGCGAAGAATCTTTTAGAGATGAACAAAAAGAAAACGGAAATTGAACAGATTAACAGGTTAGCAGGTACAGAAGGTGAAACGAATAAGGCAATAGCCGAGTATATGCGAAATATGTTAAGTAGTACACAAGATTCGTTATCGTCTTTGGGAAGTTCGCTTAAAAAGATACTAGAAGCAAGAATAAGAGGCAGGGAGGAAAAGTAGGTGGCAGACATTAAATTAACAGGTTATACAGAAAGCCCAACTGGTCAGATTAACATAAAAACCGTTAGCAGATTTAAAGGTATTTTAAGATGGTTGTTAAACAGAGAAACAAAAAAACATATCAAGCAATTAATTAAAGCCGGAGTAATCACAAAAGGTAAGCCAGGACAAGCATACTTTACAGTTAACACAGTAATAGAAGGCGAAACAAACAGTACACCAAAAACAATTACTGAGGAGGTAAAATGAACTTAGCAGAAGTAACAAAAGCCATTGAAAAGGTTAGTGGTAAAAAAGCACTAATGGATGGTGTAGAAATTAAAGATGTTGAGAGAATTCCATTTCCGTCAGTAGGTTTAACACATATGTTATATGGTGGTTTACCAAAGGGAAGGATTATAGAGTTTTCAGGTCCAGAGGCATCAGGCAAGACATCAACAGCGTTGTTGTTTGCAGGGCAATATCAAAAACAGGATGACCGTCCGGTATTCTTTATAGATGCGGAAGGTACATACGACCCACGTTGGGCGGCAAAGTTAGGTGTAGATAATTCAAAAGGAAGATTTATCAAGTGGGCACCAGAGAATGCAACAGCGGAAGAGGTATTTCAAATCATACTAGATTTAATAGAAACAAAAGAAGTTGGGTTAATCGTTCTTGATAGTATTCCGACACTTGTTCCACAACAGGAAGAAGCAAAAAATATGTCAGAGTACACAATGGGTGGTGTAGCAGCACCGTTAACAAAGTTTGGTCGTAAACTACAAAAAGCCCTTTTAAGAAATGATGACACAATATTTTTAGCCCTTAACCAATTAAGAGACAATATGACAGGTTATGGACCGACAACAAAAACAGTTGGTGGCAGAATGTGGAGGCATATTTGTTCTATAAGAATTGAATTCAAGTCAGACTTAATTGATGAAAAGGGAAAGGAACTACCAGAAAGGGCAGAGAACCCGGTAGGTGTTAAAATTAACGCACACCTAAGAAAGAACAAAACAGCACCAAGAGATAGAAAATTATCATACTATTTTATAGACTTTACAGAAGGCTTTAGCGAACGATATGATATTACTCAACTTGCAATAGCAAACGATGTTGTTACAAGGTCGGGGTCAAGTTATTCATATGTGGATAAGGCAACTGGAGAGATACTGTACAAGGCACAAGGTAAGGCTAATTTTATTAAAGATTTACCAGACGAAGTATACGAAAAAATGAAGGAGGATATATTAAGTAATGGTGATTGATTTAGCAAAAAATAAACAAGAGTTTGAGGAACTAGCAAGAAAGTTTATCAAACGAGATGGTGTAGAAAAGGTACTGGCGTGGTTAGATACAACAGACTTTTACACAGCACCAGCAAGCACAAAATATCATTTAGCGGTAGAAGGTGGCTTATGCCAACACAGTTTAAATGTCTACCACAGAATGGTAGCCCTTTGCAATTTCCACTTTAACAAGGAAGAGGCTGACGACAACATTTACAACGGAGCAAACATTGATGTAGACGGGGCATTCAATATGGAGAACATAGCGGTAGTTGCATTATTTCACGATATATGCAAAGCCAACTGTTATGTTAAAGACTTTAAAAATGTAAAGGTCGACGGTAAATGGGTACAAGAAGAGTACTGGCGATGGGACGAACAGTTCGTTTACGGACACGGTTCAAAGTCAGTATATATGTTACAACAATTTATGAGACTTTACATTGACGAGGCACAAGCAATAAGATTTCATATGGGTGGCAGAGAAGACGCACTAAGTGAAATGTATGAAAGACAGGCGGCGATGGTATTTGACAAAAGCCCATTCGCAGTGCTATTACATTTAGCAGATTTAATGTCATCATACTTACTAGAAAAAGAGGAAGAGGATATTTAATGAAATTGTTTGAGGAACAAGAATTAGTTGAAAGAGTGGTAAAACCACCGGTAGTAGATAATTCAACATTTATTAAAAACAATTTAATGAAAAGTGTGGAACGAAGTGGTGTGGTGTACAGTGGTATACAAAAGTGGTTACACTCATTTGAAGGAGCATTAAGCAAGGCAACATTTGAAAAGCAGTTAAGAAGACTTAGCAATGAAGATGATGTGGCTATTGAACAACTTGAAAAAGCAATAGGTAAACGAACTATACCATACGCACCGACACCACAGGCACCACCACTTACAAGACCACTTATAGAAGAGATGGTTGACCATATGTTTGTGGCAGTTTACGGAAAAAAGTTCAAACAGGAAATAAAGACAGCAATAAAAGAGTTACGACCGTTAGGAAGAGTATTTGTTTTATCGGTGGAAGAACTAATACTAGAATTTAAAAGTTACAAAGATAAGGGTAAATCACAACAAATGATAGATGATGCAATTGAATGTGACTTTTTATTCATAGTAGACCTTGAACGTTCTATACACTTAGACCGTCGCATAGTAGAGGCGATAAATAGAATTGGTAAGTTCAGAAAAGGTAAGCCGATTATATCTACTTGGAATAAGTTTAATGATTGTAAAGAATTTTTTGAACAATTTAAGATATTTATCGTACAATAATAAAGGAGAAAAAAATTATGGAACAAAAAACTAAAACAGTTACAAAAAACATAGGTAACGAAGAACAGTTTAAACAAAGAGTAACAGAGGAGTTGGCAAAGGTGTCAATTGTACGTTACAAAGAAGGTGTATCGGCAGAAATAACTGGTAAAGGTAGAGATATCTTACTAAGTATTGCACACGCAGTAGTAGCATTCGCCGATAGTTCCAATGCATCAACACAAACAATAATGAGGGACTTACACGGGGCAGTAAAACTAGCAAAGATGGAAAAGGGTACAATTGATTCAGACGATATTATGGACTTTTTCAATGACTTACTGTCGGAGGTACTAGATGAGGATAGATAGTATTCAACTTTCAAGAGGTCTGTATCAAGTTTGTATGAAAGGTATAGTGGATGACAAGGAAGTAACACTATACGCAGTACAAGAATATGACGCAGACACTGGTAAAGTTACTGTGGTATATACTCAATACGGTATAGACTATGATAAGAAAAAAGTACCACAAGATTGGGTGAATAACCTTAATGAAGTATTAGAATTTATAACAAGGAGGTTTTAATATGTTAGTTGAGATTATTGGCTATTTAGGAATGGTAATTGTATTATTATCATTCTTAGCAAAAGACATCAAACTAGTTAGAATTATTAACATAGTAGGCAGTGTACTTTGTTTACTATATGGTATTTTAACTGGTACAATTCCAACGGCAGTGTTAAACGGTAGTTTATTTGTACTTAATTTAACAATGTTAATCATTTACCACAAAAAGAGAGGTAAGTAATATGAAAACAGTATCACTGGAAATAAGGGACAGAGGCACAAGAATAATGGCACTGGCTATTAGACCGGGGGATGTTACAAACAACACAGCAGAAAGTGTGATGGCAAGTATAGTCGGTTATGGTAAAGGTAATGCAAGCACATTATTATTAAAATATAGTAGTAATGAGGTTACTTACAACCCATACGATTGGAACGACAGAACGATGCACACAGCCCACAAGTACATTGAAGAACATTTTGATTTACTTAAAGATGGGGATGTAGTGGACGTGGAATTCATACTGGAAGAAACAGACAAACCAAAAGAACCAGAATGGAAAAATTATTTAGGGGGATTTTAACTTATGGCAACATATATTGCAAAAGCACAAATAGACTTAGCAGGTCATTTAAGATATGGTACAGCGGTAGTTGAGGTTGAAGCAGAAACAGAAGAAGAGGCTAAAATCAAAATCGCAGAAGCATACGAAGATGGTAATTATGCCATCATTGATGTTGACTACGAAATAGATGACACGGACTTAGATGATAATTTTACAATAACAAAAAAGGAGGAAAACTAAGTATGAATTTAGCGGACTATTCAAAAATGGATAAGGAACGCCCAACAGGTAGTGGTGAATTCCTAACATTTGAACACGGTCAAACAAGATATTTAAGATTCTTGTATGAAAGTGGTGGTGACCGACACGGGGAAGACATTTCTATTATTTGGAAGAAATGGGACGATGTGGCTAAAAAGTTCATTTACGAAGAAGGTAAAGGTAGCAAACGAACAATACTTAATGTTATTGAGTATGATGCTGACGGTAGTAACCCAAGACACGCAAGGTTTGATATTTCGGCACATATTTGTGAAACGGTATTTTTACCGGCTTGGAAAAATTACCCACGAATTATTGATGGCGTTTGGAAAGTTACTTGTTCTAACCCTAAGACAAAAGAGTTGTCGTACTCATTGTTTCCAGTGATGAATGCGGATACTATTAAGTACCCTATCACAGCACCAGAGAAGCAAGCAGATAAAAAGGAAGAACCGGCTAAACCAAAAGCGGAGCAACCAAAAAAGAAATATTGGGAATAGGAGTGATATATGCTAATTAATTTAGGAGCGGGTGTAAAGTTACCAAAATTAGCAGTAGGCACTAAGTCAAAAAATAATACGCCGAGAGTAAAAACGGTGGTTGACGATTCATTAGAAGTAGCGAGGAAAATGCAACAATTGTTTTCTAAGTACAACTGGAAGACGGTAACTACTGAAAAAGAACTTGAGGCGTATTTATTTGATAAAAAAGATTTAGGCTTTGACTGTGAAACAACAGGATTATTTGTTCACAAAGACAAATTATGTGGTATGTCTTTTGGCACAGAGGAAGATTGTATCTATATACCACTAGCACATAAAGTAGGTAAGAACTACGAAGGCGATGTGAAACGAATTGAGGAATTAGTCGCATCAATTAACTTGTGGGGATTTAACTTGAAGTTTGATTTAAAGAACGCAAAGCATCACGCAGGTTTAAACTTAAAAGGTGTTTGGTGTGGTTACTTAGCCGCAAGGTTAATGAACTGCGCAGAACCGAGCAACGAATTAAAAGAATTGTACATTAAGTACATAGACCCAAACGAGTCATTTTATAATTTTAGAGAATTATTTAAAAGACCGTTTGACGAATATGACCCAGCAATAGTTGGGGCTTATGCAGCAGTGGATGCGATGAAACATATCAAGTTAGGTAAGTACCAAGCGGAGAATATTAGTTCAACAGACAGAAAATTACTTTTGCAGTTGGAATTACCGCTGGCACATTATCTTGTGGATGTTGAATTAAGGGGTGTTAGACTTGACCAAGAGTGGAGTGCAGAACTTGTTGACGTCTTAGAAACAGACTTAAAAGTAATTGAGGATAAACTATCAAAAGAATATGGTGGTTTAAACCCACGAAGCACAAAACAGGTAGCGGAAGTACTTTACGACAAGTTAAAGATACCAATGATTGAAGGAAGAGGCACAGGCGAAGGTATCTTAAAGTTAATAGACCACCCATTTGCAAGAATGATATTAGAGCATCGTGGGGTACAAAAATTACTATCAACATACGCACGCAAGATGCCAGCAGAAGCAGACGATGGTATTATTCACGCAACATTTAATCAGTACGGGGCAGACACAGGAAGATTTAGTTCAAGTAACCCAAACTTGCAAAACATACCAAGAGACAACCGTTTCAGAAATATGTTTATAGCAAGAGAAGGGCACAAGTTAGTGTCTTGCGACTATACACAGCAGGAAGTTTATATAATGGCAGCGATGGCAGACGATGACGCAATGAAAGATGCCTATGCAAAAAATATGGACTTTTATGGATATATGGCAAGTATGGTATTTAATAAGCCTTATGAAACGTGTTTGAAACATAAAGAAAATGGTGAACTTAGAAATCAAATGAAGAGTATTGTTTTAGCATTGAATTATGATAAAGGAATAAAAAGCTTGTCACAGGATATACACAAGTCAGTTGAAGAAACGAGAGAAATATACAACAAGTTTTTTGAAAGATGCCCCAAAGTAAAAACATTTAGACAGGAAAAGCTATCATTTGCAGAAAAAAATGGCTACGTTGAAACAATACTAGGTAGAAAGAGATATTTTTCAGCACTAGGAAAGCCAGACTTTGAATGCAATGACAAGGACGTTTTAGCGACTGTTAATAAACTTAGAAGCGACTATGCAATAAATAAGCTAATAGCAGACGCTAGAAAAGAAGGAATTGTAATTACAGATTATAGAAAACAAAAAGTGGTTGAAACTCGTCAGGTTGTTAATTCTGTGATACAAGGTTCAGCAGCAGATATGACAAAGCTTGCAATGTTGGAAGCAGCAAGGAATGAAAAACTAAAATCACTAGGTATGAAAATACTTTTACAAGTTCACGATGAAATTATAGCAGAGTTTCCAGATGAGAACGCAGAAGAAGGCGGGAGACTACTAGCCAATTTAATGGTTGATGTAGGCACGGATTTAATTGGCATTAAAGTTGTATGCGAGCCGTCTATAATGTCACATTGGGAGAAAGATTAATGAGACAAAGAGTTGATGGTAATAAATTTCAAGAAGAGTTTGAAAAGCATTTTTTAAAAAGCTGCTATGTTTTACGTTTGCCTACGTTGAACACGGGCTATAGCGGATTAACGCAGCCAGCAGACTTTATAGTGGCACGAGGTAATGTACACTTTGTAGAGGTAAAAGAAACAGGAAAAGACTACTTTTCAATAACAAGTATGCAACAATATGTGCCGATGAAGGAATTTACACTAGTAAGAAAGCAATTAAGGCTTGAAATGAACTATTTAGTTTTAGTACATTTTATAAAGCGAGGTGTGTATAAATTGTTGACATCAGAGCAGGCACTTGAGTTGTCATCAAATAGAAAGCAACTTATGTATGATAGTGAGATAGGAAGCACATACAGAAGCTTAGATGAAATAGAGGAGAACAGTTTATGAATGTTACAATTGAAAGGGCATTAAAGATGCCAGTGCTATTTAGTTACTTTGTTGACAGTTTTAGCGAAGATACAAAGGCAATATTAGATAAGAATAAGCCGTTTGCTTTCTTTCATAAGAGTACACAGAAATATGAAATGACAGAGGAAGTGTTTCAAAAGCTCAGTGAAAAGCAGGAAAAGTTTGTTGATAATAGGATAGAACTGCCAAAGTTTGAGCGGGAACATAATGAAAAGTATGGTTATCAGGCTGATGCCGTATCTTTTTCATTTAAAACAAATAGCATATTTATTAATTTTCCGCAAGGAATGGGAAAGACACTTACAGCATTGAAAATAGTAGAAGCACACGGTCATAAAAAGGTTTTAGTTATTTGTGGACAGAGCAACTTGCAAGAGGAGTGGTTAAAGGACGCTAGAAAACACAATATGATACACCTTAATTTAAACATAGTTGGAATGGATACAGGTGCAGGCACAAAGAAAAAGGTGGCGTGGATAGAAGCACACAAAGATATTGATGGTATTGATTTAATAAATATTGAGGCACTTAGAAATGTTGATGTTACTGCTGCATTGAGTGAAGTGCAGTATGACTGTATGATAGTTGATGAGGTTCAGTCTGCAAAAGGCTGGAAGACAGAACAAACAAAAGGATTAAATGAAATAGTATCAAGTGAGTCACAATACAGAATAGCACTATCTGGAACACCCGTTTTGAATGACCCGTTAGAATATTTTTCATTACTTAAGTTCTTACGCGTATTTAGAACGGGCGATGGAAGATTATTAGATGTATCAAGAACAACATTTGAGAAATATTATGGTGAATGGGCGTTTGACTTTTGGGGACACTATGTATGTAAGGGATTTAAACACTTAGAAGAACTGAGCGCATTAATTACGCCTATTTGGTGTTATGTAGATAAGTCAGAACTAGGCTTGCCACAAAAGACAAGAAAAAAAATAAACGTTCAGGATATTGCAGATGAGTATAATTATTTGAATACAGTTTATAGAATGCCAATAAAAAGTGTAAGAAAGAAAGGATTTAAAACAAAGTCTGAAATACGTTCTAAAATGCAATTTTTAAGTTCAACAATGCCATCAAAGATAGAGTTTGTTAAAAACACAGCTGAAAGGCAGCTGGTATTTTCACAGTATACACAGGTGCTTGATGTGTATTATAAGGAATTAAAAGACGCAGGTAAACGTGTATTGTTTTATCACGGCAAGTTAAATATGAAAGAAAGATTGCAAGTTTTGGAAGATTGGAGCAATAATAAAGCAGATATATTATTGTTGTCTTTAATGGCAGCGAGATATGGTTTAAATCTGACGGAAGCGAGTGTAACAACATTTATTGAACCACCAACAAGTATGCCAATACTGGAACAAGGGGAAGATAGGGCACACAGAATAGGGCAGGAAAAAGAGGTCAATAGTTACTTGCTATGTTCCAGTAATTTAGACGAAGAGGCACTTGAAAACATTCAAAGAAAGCAAGAAAGTATAGATAAATTGAAAGAATTGTTAATAAACTAGAGCATTTTGGTTCTAGTTTATCGTACAATAAGTACAGACTCTTAAACTTAGAAGTAATAAGTTTAGGGGAAGTAACAAGGTAACAAGTAAAGTAAGGAGACAAGTATGGAACTAGTAAGTGATGGCATCGCTCGTGTGAGCGGGCTGGTAATGTTCAATATCAAAGTAGAAGGTATTTTAAGAAGCGAACTTTATGTAGTAGGTGAAGCACCATACACGCGAAACGATGGGGAAGTAATACCGGTCTACGATGGACGTTACAACGATTTTAAAGTTACATATTGTCACAGCGTTTGTGATGGTGAAGACGGGGAAGAAGGTTACTTAGATTTAGATATTGAACCAGCGAGCAAACGAGAGATTATGAAACATAGCAAACGTTGTAAGTATTGTGGTTGCATTTTAAAGGGTGCACCACACGAAGTGAATGACTGTTGCACATACTCACATTTTAAAAGGGTAAAAGGTAAGTAATATGGATGAAAAAGAATTACAAGCAAAGATGTTAATGTTAGGTATATTGGGAATTATAACCGGTAAGGTAAACCCAAGAACAGTAAGGTTAGATACTTTAAGAGAAACATATGATTTAGTAAATGATGTGGAAACCTTTATTAACGAACACAGTAGTTCAGAAATGGCAAAGTTACCTATCTTA